TTTAGTATCGTTGATGAGGTCAGCAAGAGTTGTCATTAGGAGGCAATAGTCCTTAATGCGGTGACCGCTTCGACGTAAGTTGATGGAAGTCCGATAGTTCCTACGCCAGATAGCTCGGCTAGAACTGCGTTCATTTCGTTGTAATCTTTAGGTTGGCGAGTAACGCTGACTTTGTAGTTCAGGGAAGCGATTACGCCTGTGCCTACTGGGGCACCTGTCCATTTGTTTACTGCACCTTGGACATCTAGGTAGACAGCAGGACTTGGGTAAGTACCACCATTGGCTAGGCGGTTTACTTCATCTCGGATAGAAGAGCCGGGAAAACCGTAAAGTGTATAAGTTGTGCCGTTATAGACGGCTGTACCATAGGTAGCCATTACTTACCTTTCTTGGCGTGGTATTTCTTTACAGCCTTAACTCCAGCGCTGACTGTTTTAACGCCAGCTTTTTGAGTAAGGTCAATAGGCTTTTTGTTAGTGTTGGGATGCTTGACAACAATGTCAACCGTGACTAGATGCTTCTTACCGTCTGATGCTTTAAATGCTTTAGCCATTGCCTTATCCTTTGTTAAGAAGCCCTGCTCCCGGATAGGAAGCAGGGATTCGATTACTTACCTTTTTTAGCAGGAAGAACGTTCTTGAGATTAGGGTTCTTCTTCTTTGCTGCAGGTGATGCCTTACGAGCACCGGCTGCGAGGATCGCGCCAGCATTCTCCATAGGGATTCCTTGCTTCTTAGCGATGGACTTTTGCGCTGCCGCAAAACCCATGCCTTTCTTAGCAGCAGCCATTAACGCTTACCTGCTACATGACCGAAGTCTTTTGTGTTAACTTTCTTGTTGTCCGCGGCTTTAACGCGGACTGTCACTGCAGGAGTACCAGCAGTGCTGAGCATCATTTTGCCCATGTTGCTAGCTTTTGCCATTAGTGTTGGCGTCCTGCTTCAGGCTGTACGTATACGCCTTCTACAACTTCTCCACCCATAACAGAGCCTTTAACTCCATCAAATGGTTGTGCTACTGGTGCTGATGCTGGTGCAACCCCACCTTTGAAGTCTGCTGTGTTAGCTGCAGAGAAATCGCTGTAAGCACTACGTGTGCTTGGGTTCATCATGTCTGCCATGTTATTTTCCTTTTCCGTATGGGGGTGGTACATCGAAGCCTTTGATGATTGAAGCATCTTGGCCCGGTGCAACTCTGACTGGTGCTGTGATTGTTACTGGTTGCTCACCGCAACCGCATGTCATACACATTTATACTGCTCCTACTTCCTTAAAGACTTCTACTGATTTTTCATTGATGTAAGCTGCTTTAGGCATAGTTTCGCCGTCATAAGGTTTATTGAGAACCTCCGACGCTTGGATAGCCTTCTCGATAGCAGCGGTGCTGGTACCTTCGGGCTTAATACCTTGGCGTCTAGCGTCTCGGTATTTATCCAATTCTTTGTCCCACTTCTTTTGAGTGGTGCCAGATTCGATGATGTGACCTGCAGCATCACCCGTGGCTAGTTCAAGTGTCTTGATCTTGCAACCGAAGCATCCATCCACAAAGGACTTATGACCGTCATGCTCGGTAACTTGATCTGGTTCCCTAAAAGGAACCAATGATGTTTCATCGCATTTTGTGCATCCGTAAAGGGATACCTTCTGCTTCATGTCTCCGTCTATAAGGTCGTACTGCCATTTCAAGACCTTGCTAACGTGACTATGAGGTGTAAGGCCATTCGTTGATTGGGATGATGTAGTTCCCGTACCCCGCTGCTGTGAGCTCATTTGCTATCTCCTGATTGATGACGTTCTTATATCCGCCCCAGAGGACGTAATCGGCTGCGCCAGTCTGATCTTCGGTGGGGTAACGAATCTCAGTCCAGACGTTATTCATGCGTAAAAGTGTGATACCGCGGTCTAGGCGAAAGCGGATAAACAAGCGTCCGCCACCGGCTGGACCTTCGGAGGTCGTAGGACCAGTGAAGTAATACTGAGTCATGGCACTCCTTGGTTAATAGTCTGTTAATTAAAAGGCCACAAGGCTGGGGGTTTACCCAGCCCTGCAGTCAATCAATTACTAGTGGTTACACGTAGTCAATGCTTGATGATGATTCGACACGGTATAGTGACTCTTGACGATAGATCGCCCAGCCGCCTACTCCGTACCAACCAAGTGGACGCTGACGCATCAACTTATCAACGACCGGACCAATCACAACGTGGAATTCTTCGGCTACGGCTTCAGACAGAGCTTGCTGTCCTGCGAAGTAGGTGTTGAATACCTTTGTGACTGGTGTTACGGTTACTGTTGCACCTGATGTGACACCAGCTGATGTGACAGCGTTAGAAAGTGTCCAGATGAGACCTGTTGTATCGATAGCTGTAACAGTTGTGTTAGCAGCGATACCTGTAGCAGCAACCTGATCTCCGACGTTGATTGACAACGCACCGGAAGTTGATGATGTTACAGCGATTGTTGTAGCACCTGAAGCAGCTGATGTTGAAGTAGCTGTTGTCCAAGTAGACTGTGTAGCACCTGTCTTAGCAGAGAACATACGAGGTGACTCGATGTAGTACGCACCTTCGTACGAACCAATCTCGCCAGCCCAGATCTCATCTGCAGCTTGGTACTCGTGTGGCTGACGCCAAGATCCGACGCCTGTTTCGGCACGGAGATCAAGAGCAACCTCTGGGTGGATGTACGCAGCGTACATGTTACCCTTGCGAGGAATAGCCTTGTTTGTACGTAGCTTAGCTGTGACCTTACGGGCAGTAGCTGAGTTGAATGTTGAAGAAGAAGTCAATGTAGCAGTTGATGTAACTGTTCCCGGACGAAGTACGTTTGTACCTGCAGCGAGAACGTTCTGAGCAACTGTATCGATTGAGTCTGCCATGTTGAACGCGATGATGTTAGCGATAGCTGGATCTACGTCAGCAAGGCTGAAGAGTTCCAACGCACGTGTTACGAGCACTGCGTTACCATACTCGGCAAGAGTAATGGTTGTGTATGTTGGTGTAGCGAGCGCTACTGCATCCGGATCAACTGTCTCTGTGAGAGAGTTGGTCTGTTGTGTCAAGTCAACGTAACGTTGCAATACAACAGATGAACCCGGGATGCTTTGACGTGCTGGTGTCTTATCCGCGATGTTACGGATAAGAGGTTGAGCACGAAGCTGGAATTCGATAAGGCGATCGTACGCCTTCTGAACTAAACCAGCACTTCCGACTGTACCGCCAAGACTGGTCGAGCCAGTATTTGTATAAGCGTTAGCCATGTTGCACCTCCTATAAGGTTAGAGTTGGGTTGTTATTAAAAGTTTCCGCTGCGAATCATTTCGAGCAGTTCGGACTCGCTAGCATTAGCGACCCTTGCTGCAATATCTTCGTCACGGCCGGGTGTTACTGCACCCTGCGTCGCAATGTCCTGCTGGCGTAATGCCGCACGGTCAATTTGCTGTTGAGGGTCTGCCTGCTTTTGCACAGTCAACCCAAAAAGATCCGCATTATCATCGAGCCAGTTATTGACTGACTCCTCGTTAACGCTGTCTAAATCTTTTAGGATAAGTCGTGCCGCTTTAGGACTGACACCCTGTTGATCAAGGACTTTATGAACGATCTGCTCGCGCTGTACTTTGGATACTGACTCAAAGCGCTCAGCGAGGTCTTTGTTCTCTTTCTCTTTTGCTCGAAGTGCTTTACGCAACTTCTTAACAAGGTCATCACCGCTAGATGAATTGTTGTTATTCAAGCTCTGATCTTCGAGATCAAAGTCATCTTCATCGTCCCAATCGTTTGTTGCCATAGCAACCGTTCTCCCATTCTGTTATGTGTATCGCAGACCGCACGGACCATTCGGGGAAATGACGTGGCTTCTACTACCGGTCTATGTACGCTATCTCTGCCGGTGTGTGAGATAGGATTCTGTTTAGAACTTACCTTGCATTGACTTTCTCAAGGTTTGGACGTTAGGGTTAATGCCTGATTGACCTTGGAAGTTAGCGGTTTCATAGGCGCTAAGCTTCTGCTGGGTTAAGGCTGCCTGTCCGTTGTTCAGTAGGTATTGCTGTTCGGCACTCTGCTGGTTGTAATTCAAGCCAGTTTGACTGCCGTAGATGTTAGAAATGTTGGTAGCTGCAGGAAGCACATTGGCTACTTTGCCAAAGCCTGTTTGAGCTGTGGCTTGGGTAACGCCAGCTCCATAAAGAGCTTGGCTGTTAGCCACTGTGTTAGCCAGTCCTTGACGAGCAGCTTCAGCACCGATCTGTGAAGATCCGACTTGCTCTTGAAGCAAGGTGCTTGAGATCGTAGGATCCAATACATGGGCTACCATCTGTGATGGGCTAATGCCGTAGTACTGTTGCAAAGATGCTGTGTAATATGGGTCAGCATTAGCTACGCTAGCCTGTGCTAGGTTGATGCGAGAAGAAACCTCAGAGGTGCTAAGGTCAGA